CACCATCTTGTGGTAGCGTATGCAGCAAAACTTTGTAATATATCAAACTTTAAGGAGTATATACTTCTTGGAGATGATATAGTAATTTACAAAGATGATGTTGCAGATCAATATAAAATATTGATGAAACGTTTAGGTGTAGACACAAGTCCACACAAAACACATACAAGTAAAACTGTGTATGAGTTTGCCAAAAGATGGTTCAAAGAAGGACAAGAAATAACAGGTATACAAGTTAGAGGTCTTCTGGATTCAATGACAAAATATCATTTAATATATCAAATGATAATGACATTGTATGAAAGAGGACAACATGCACTTGTGCCTGTATTAATCCCGGATTTGATCCTGTCTCTCTATAAAAGAACTGGAACATTTTCTAGAATGAGAAAACATTTAAAATTAAAATTACAAATGTTACACTCTTTTAGAAAATTTCATATTAATAATGATATGAATGGTTTAATTGAAGTAATTAAATCAAGATATATTACAAACTATGAATTACCAGTTAATAATGAGAAAGAACTAGAGAATCTCATTCTGACATATATATATCAGAGTGCAGATAAACTAATTCAGAAAGGAACAGCAGAAGCTATTAATTATGATACTGGATTATTATCAGGATCATATTTTAATAAATTTGCCGAAGCTCTCTCAAATCCTAAAGATTTGTGGACGTCTCCAACCTACTTAGTTATACTTTCGCCATTGGCGCAAGCAATAACAAATAGACTTAAAGTCTTAGCTGAGTCACTACGAAAAATCGAAAGTGGGTCAGTTAAAGACATGATCCAGGTAATTTCATTACCGGATCCAGCTATGTTGGAACAGAGACAGTCAGAGCGGCTTATTAGCGCAGAAGCTGCACTAGCAAGTAGATTCTTTGAAACATTTGAGAATCATACTCTAGGTCGCCCTCCTTTCTACCAAGAAAATCTAAGCTCAACTGTTGCCATAATGGCACACAGTAAAATGAGCAATAGAATTTCTAATGCGGAAAACTATCTAAACCATGGATTAATATAGTGATAGTCCAATTATTTCTAATAGGAATAACCAGTATATGCACCCATATAATAGACCTAATATTAGGAATGCGCGGCATGGTGAATACCATGACCCCTGCCTCTAATATTAAAGGTGTATTAATTTGCTTAAATAGCTTAATGTTTCCGAAAGTCACAAGGTAAACTCTCTTCACAGAGACTCTACCAACTTTATTGTGCTTAGGATTAATTAAGCGGGCCTAAGATCACAATTTAGATCTTAGTGATGCGCTCCGTAAGGA